ATGGGGAATGGAAACCTAAGAAATTCTTGACGGTGTTGGCAATATTGGAGGCAGTATGTTCGACAGATCCGATCATTGAATTGATGCCATCGACGAACCCCTGGATAAGGTTCTTGCCCCATTGGACGGCCCCACTCGTGAGATTCTGGAATCCTGATTGTAGGATGCTGATGAGTTTTCCAGGTAAGGATTGAAACCACTTGATAATCCCATTTATCAAATCATGAATGATGGAATGCCCGACGATCTGGTCATACAGCCATTTGAATACCCCAATAACGGCATTTACCACGGTAGTTACATCAGCAAGAAAGTGGAAGAATGATTGTGCCAGCAGGGAGACGCCACGAACGATCCACCCAAATACCGTAATAGAGGCCGTGAGCGTCTTCGCCAGAACCTCTATGAAGAGTATCAGGGCAACGACGATGATGCCCCCGATCACCTCTCCTATAAGCTTGAGTGCAGGCAGCGCAGGCTGTAGCGCCTTCACAAAGTCATTCCATGCAGGTTTCAGTTGATTGTTGAAGGTGTCTACAAGCTGGTCCCACACCGGCTTGAAGGTGGAAGTGAGAAACGCCGCGATTTGCGCGAGAATGGGCCGCAGCGAGTTGATGAATCCTGCAACGGCATTGATAGCCCCACCAACCCAGGTGATCGATTTGCCCACAGCATTGCTTTGTACCATCCATTGGGCAAAGGCGGCGATAAGTGGGGCGAGGGTGATAAGCAACTTTGAGAGATAGGGGAGTAGCTGGTTGCCTACTGTGATGAGTAGCACCTGGAAGGCTGCCTTCGCTTTGTCAAGCTGCACATTGAAGCCCTGCTGCGTGGTGTTCCAAGCTTGCATCAGCGCCCCACCGTGTTGCCACTCGTTATTGAGGCTACCAAGAATGGAATGGAAGGTGCTAGCATGCTTGGAAAGGAGTTCAAAGCCACGCACGGCCACTGCGTTGTTGCCAAAGAGTTCCATTACTTTGGACGCGCTGCCACCCGTGATCTTTTGGATGTAGTCGATCTGCTGTGCTAGACTCATGGCCTTGAACTTGGCCTCGTCAAACGGAATACCGAACTTTGCCGCGTGCTTGGCAACAGTATCGGTCTTCAACTCCATCTGGTTGAACAGATTGATGAGGAACGTTGTGGACTTGGATGCGTCACTACCCGATTGTGTAAGCGTGGAAAGGGCAGCATTCGCTTCTGTAAAGCTGATGCCTGCTGTGCGGGCTGCCGTGGAAAGCCGCCCTACCTGGGTGGCATAGGCACTCCATTCCAGTTTGCCCTGGTTGATGGTCTGCATCATGACATCCATGACCCGGCCTGCATCCTTGCCTTCAAAGCCCATGGCGCGTAGGGCTGAGGTTAGGGCGTAGGCTACACGGTTCGTGTCGGTCATGCCGATCTTGGCTGCAATTGTGGAGAGGCGTAGGATATTGATCGCGTCAGCAGCTTTATATCCATCGGAGGCTATCGGGTAAAGCGCCTTCATGAGTTCTGTCGGTCCCTGCCCGACTGCTGGCCCCATCTGTAGGATGGCGGCATTGATCGTCTGCATGTCCTTGGCAGTGATACCGGTCTGCGAGGTAACCTTCAGCATCGCCTGCTGATAGTCCCCAGACGCCTTGACAGCCGCCACACCAAAGCCGATGACGGCGGCAGCAGCAGCAGCACCGGCTATGGAAACCGCCCCCAGGAGGTTACCCGAGGCCAGTTGCGCAAGACTCATGCCCAGGCCAGCGATGACACCGCCAGCATTGTTGCGTGCGCCGATAATAATGTTGAGGGCTAGATCACCTGCTGCCATGCGTAGTGCTTCCTGTTGTCATGCGTCTTACGGGGTAGATCCGCCCATTTAAGTTTCGAGTTCTTTGGCTTTTGTGGCCTGTACTTGCCACTTGGCAAAGACTCTCAGCCGGTGGCGGAGCGCTTTGTGAAGGGGAGCTGCCTGGTAGCCCCAGTAGCCACCAAACAGAGGGAAGAGTTCTTCTTCAATGATCTCTTCAGGGATCTCGTCGTCTAGGAGGAGCTTGCCACTGTAGACTCGCTCGCAGAGGCTAAAAAATCGTCTTCCTCGTCGTCAGTCATGGGCTGGGCTAACTCGTCAATGACGGAAAGAATGGCATCACTATAGCGGGCTGGTAAGCGGTTGATGTTTGAAACAGACACCTCAACGGCCTGCCCGTTGCGTGTGAACGTCCAGCTTTTGATCATGCGGTGGAGAAGGGCAAAGCGCCCGGTCCCCATCGCGATATCGACATTGCCCTTCTTAGTGGCCTTGCCGTAGTTGTTGAGAACATATTCCTGGTCGCTTACATCAAGCTGGCCTTTCAGAATGACCTGTTCGTGGGCTTCCCAGCCCCATTTGGCCCGTTCCTCATCAGAACGGGGGAGAATGATTGGTGAAACGTCGTCGAATGCGCCCATATGAATACCTCACTTTGGGGTAGAAAAGATTAGCTAGGATAGGTAGGCGGCATCTGCGTGATCACCACAAGTTTGTAAGCCGCGCCTATACCTGAGTCATACTCAGCGATAAACTTGGGCTTTGCAGTGACGATGGCCGTCTTGGGGTCTGAGACCAGGCCTATCTTCCCGTCGTATTTGAAGGGGACTGTCCAGGTCCATGACTTGCTGTAGATTGCGCCTGAAACGGTCCCGATGTACTGGCCTAAGAACTGGAATACCAGGTACTGCTTGAGGTTTTGCCGGAACTGTTCGTACTGAATAAGGTCAGTGAAGTCGATGGACGCCTCCACCGTCACCTGGCGTTTGGCTGGATAGGCCCGGTTGAAGTTCTGCCTGTTCGTGAAAGTCCAGTGCGGGTCCTGGGGGATCTTCAGTGTGATCTTCAGTTCCTGCATATTGGTGTAGGGCGTCGTCATTGGCGTGCCGGTAATCGGGTCCAGGTAGACCGCACTCTGCCAGCCTACGATGGGAATATCGTTGAGATTCGTCCCCAGGGCTGCGATACGGTTGATACCACCCAGAGGCGTCACGGTACGATCACCAATAGGCAGCTTATCCTGCGCTGCCCCCTTGATCGAGACCTTCCCTTCGGTATGGACCTTGATATCGAATATGCCCTCGTGTGCCATCGAGAAGGGGTGGGTCCAGGAGCCAACACCATCGAACCACTCGATGGCTGCCGTGTAGAGGGCTGCACCTGATAGGAAGGTAAGCTGCCATCCAAAAGCCCCACCAACGGCAAGGGTGGCTGCCGTGGTGACGTTGGTGATGCTGGATACGTTGCTGTAGACGTTAGCGCTGTAGTACGTCCCAGCCGCTGTGATAGAAACGTTCTCAGTGACACCGGCCACGCCATTGACAGTGCCAGTGATCGTGAGGGTGCCTGCTGTAGTGAATGCAGTGATCGTCAGGATGAGTTTTTGACCCGGTGCCGAAGGCTGTGTCGTCAGGTTCATCGAAGACGTGATGGCTGTTGCTGCCATAAGCGAGGTCGGTGTCGCCGGGATAGAGGCGATGTTGGTGGGGGCTCCCATACACATGTAGGGCCACCAGAGACTAATATCAGCGTAGCAGTCCTGATCCAGGTTATCAATGGTGGTGGTATTGGTGAGTTGCAGGATCTTCTTGTCCATTTCGATCAGGCCCGAGTGTTCATTGGGGCTGTACGTCTTTGGGTCCCTGTTCGATGCCATCACACCAGGGGCCTGGAACTTGCCTGCCTGAATACCCAGGATTTCAAGCAATCCACCACCAGTCACCAGGCCAGCAGAGACGGTGACATTTGTGATAGCCGTGTAAGCACTCGCTGACACCACCTCAAAATCTGCCAGGAGAGGCGATTGCGTCTGCTGTGCTGTTGGGGCAGCTACGGTGAAGGTCTCGGTGTTGTTGGGCGTCCCTGTCCCGTTGATGGTGAGCGTGCCACCTGTCGTGTAGTTGGTGAGTCTGAGATGAAGTCGCATCCCAGTGGAGCCACTGGGGGCTGTGATGCCGGTCATGGTAGCGGCTACTGCTGTAGGCACCAACAACTGCTGCTCGCCGTTGGCACCTTCCAGCATGATATTGATAATACCTTTGGCCGCAGTTGCGGTGATGGTCATGGCTAGTTCTCCTAATGGGGTTGATGTTCTATCTCAGCGAGGGCTGCTTCCAGATTCTTGATCTCGTCGGAGATCTGCGCTACCTCACTGGCAAGAATGTCTTGACTTGGGGCAAGAGAAAGGGGTTTAGTGTCGAGAACCTGATGAGTGTCCTCATCCACAGTCACACGCACACCTGCGAACGTCCCTGGTATGCCAGGGATACAGCCTGCTTCGTAGAAACTATAGGTTCTATTCATGATATGACTCCTGGAGGCGTCGGCACATTCCACTGCTGCCGCGTCATTATTTGTATGCGGTGGCCGCGCAACCACTGATTATTGCGGTATACGTCGAGATAGGCACCTGTCCCTGGCTTGATTTGTGCGTGGAAGAGTTGTGGAATACCACCACCCAGCGTTGCATGCACCTGGAAGGGCTGGACAAGCGCATCTCGGACCTTATAGATTTGTGCTGCCAGGGCCGCTGTGGCCTTGCTGACCAGCGACATAAGAAGCCATGACTGTTCGTCCCAGATCAGACCGCCGAAGGCATGACGCTGGCTGTCGTCGCTTGCGCCGTAGACTTCCAGGCAGGCCCCACCAGTGGCTACCAGGTCGGTCACATCTTTGATCTCCTCTTCCTGGGCTAGCGTGTACACTGGCGTGGTATCAGGATAGGTCAGCGCCGTCATGTAGCTGACAATGGCTGCAATGACTGCTGGTGAATTTGGTGCTGTACTCATATTGCTTCCTTACAAGGGGATACCCATACGTGCGATGGCCGCTGCTACCGCCGCCTGTGTATTCGCCTCTATCATGCCCATGTTGGACTCAAGGGCAGGCCCGAGATACGGTTTAGCAGGATCGTTTGCGTAGTAGCGCCCACGTGAGTCGGTCATACCCGAGAAGCCCTCCTCCCGCCGTCGTGCATAGGGGCTGTCTGAACCAATCTCTACCTGTGTAGGGCTATCAAGGATGTATTGGATCGTGCCCGCAAGGACGCCGGTAGGGTTTTGAAACACCTGCCAGGTATTGGCTATTGCGGTATCCCTCACCGCTATGGCAGAGGCTTCAAGCGATGGGCCTAGCTCCGCGTCGAGAGTGGCATCAAACTTCAATAGCCGTTCTATCACCTGGAGTGAAGACGCATCGAAGGCGATACTGAAGAGTTCTCCCATGCTAGGTCCCTCTCTGACGGGTACACCGCCATTCCCAGTGCCCATCAGGGAATGGAGTGGGGTCACTGGTAATCAGGTACTTCCTGCCTAAACCTGTGCGAGGATCGATGACATACTGGTCGATCATATGATCTTGCGACAGGATGAGTTCTGGGTTGCTGATAGGCAGCATAGTCGTGAATGCCCTGTAGGTGAAGTGTGGGTCAGACCCCTGGAAGGTTGAAGTCTCGGGGGCCTTCACGGTATCCAGTTGTACCAGGATGTTCGTGGCAACGGTCTGTATGCTTCCTGACCGTGCCCCTGTGATGTTCACGTAGATGTCTTCACTCACTAGGTGGTTCTCCTGTAGGGAACAAGCAATGCGAAAGCCTGCTTGTAAAGCCCCGTTTCGCCAGTGAGATCGCCGCGCAAATAGGCTTCGATCTGCCTGTCTCCCATACGCACCTGGGCTGCGCCCGTCGCGTTCTGTCGAGTAGCCAGGACATGGCTGGTGAGTAGCACTGCCGCTTGCTTCACGTCCCAAGGTAGGTTGTTGTAGGCAAAGCCAGCCACATACGTGAACTGGACATACCCGGCAGAGGTCTGGTTGAACGGCGGCAGGATATTCACCAGCGAATTGCTACCCGATCCACCCACGCTGAGTAGCGTCGGCACGGTAATGCGCCGCTGATTGCTGGGGATAATGGCCTGGGTGGCATCGTAGGACAACAAGCTGGCAACGTCTGCTCCCATGGATAGCGCGGATACAGACTGGACAGGAAAGCGCCGAGGCCTGATAGCAAGCGCCCTATCGCTATTGATAGAAGCAGCCATCGTGCGCAACTGCAATGTTTCTGTGTACGTGGTCTGAAGCAGGGGTTGTAGACAGATGTTCTCGACTTCAGCGCTGCCCGCTTCTATAGCCTGCCCCAGGCTGCCATTCGTTCCGTCGCTGCAAAGGGCCGTATTGGTAAAGTGGTTGAATGCCAGGGCCGTCACCGGGATACTGCTTGCACCTGCGTTGGTGGTCGCTGTGACGGTAACCATCTCGCTGCTTGACCCATCGAATATCCAAACTGGGTCCCCCACTGCCAGGTTCACCGTTGTGTTGGGTGTGACTGGTAAGGATGTGCCCGCCGCACTCACACCACTCGAAAGGCGGAGAAGGTTGCCTAGCAGGGAAGCAGTTTCCTGCCCCGTCGTCGCCCGCTTATATTCAAAAGGTGTGATGTACGTATTTACCATGGGTCACTCTTCTGGCAACTCGTCGAGAAGAAGCACTTCACGAATGTAACTGGTATGCAGGTAGTGGGCTTTCTCACGTGGGATCTGCCGTATCCCCTGAATGAGAATGAAGAAGTCAGGCACACTGGGGCTGAGTAGGCCACGTACCACCTCTACCGGCAATGTCTCATCGTAGTGGTTGACTTCATCCACAATCAGCCGGACATTCATCCGCTGATACTCGTCGCTGGGGTGCTCCAAGATGTATTGCAGCCGTTCGGGCACAGACCTGGCTTTCACTACTGGCAACGGGGCTGTTGCCTGATCTTCTACCATCACTTATGACCCTCCCAGGGCTTTCAGGCGTCTGTCAATGTCAGCAAGGTGTTCTTCCACTTTCGCCACCTGGAAATTCTGGACCCTTGCCGAAGCGGGCGTAGTGCGCGTTGTATTGTGGGATGTGACCCCGCCACCAAACTTGTTCATGAAAGGCAGATCTACCTGTAAAGCCAGGAGCGCCATCGTTTGTGGGTCAATGGCCGTGAGACCAGCATCGCTGACGGTCTCGATCAACGCCCGCTTCAATGCAAGCACCGTACAGGCCGTGTTTGGCTGAGAGTCAATAATTGTGCCTATGGACATGTCGTTTCCTCCAGGCTGGTAGGTGAGGATGGTGAGATCCTCACCCACCAGGGGTTATTAGACGCCAGCAGCCGGTTGGATGCCTTCGAGTAACCCCCAGCCACCCTGGTACTGGTTAACCAGGGTCTCATCCACAAAGAAGCCAAAACCCCAAGTTTGAGGATTTGCTTGGCTGGGAGGGTAATCGACCGCAGTGTAGTCCTGGTTGACCATGACCCGGAAAGGCGGATCTTTGATATCAGGGGCAGGAAAGGGGATGTTGTATGAACCGGCCATAATCGTACCCTGGGGCATGAATGGCAGGGTGACAACATCGACTTCAGTGCCGGTGACCTGGTTGAGGATCTTGCGCACTTTCTGCCCTACAGTGACGTTGCCAATCCCACCCGCGCTGTTTGGTTCAGCGATGATGCGGAAATTCGATGCTGTACCGATGAGGTTGTCAAGGGTCACCGCCTCAACCGGGCTGAGGAACACATGCGAAGGGTTGGCACGCGCCTGGCTATACATCTTGCGGAACAGGAACTGGAAATCTTGCAGCGCAAGCAGACCAGAGGTGGCAGCAGGCTGGATAATCATGCTTGACATGCCTTGCTCACCAACGCTTGGATTACCACCACCATTGGGATTCAGGTAACACAGACTGATGGCACCATCGAACAGATTCAGCGGGACCGTTGCGGTGTTACTCGCAACCGAACTAAGCGCTGTACCGGAGCTGGTAACCGAACTCAGCACCACACTGATCGACATGCTGCCAATGTAGTCAGTTGGCTGTGCTGGCAGGCCGTTGGGGGTGAAGTTGGTGGATACCTGCTTCCACATAGCGGAGTTGGCAGGAGGAGTTGCGCCTGTTCCCACATACACGTTGTAGCCTGTGGCATTAATAACGCCGCTAAAGGTGATGGTGATTGAACTGGTAGCCCCAGTGGTGGTCACAGGGCCTGCCACCGCAGAGCCAAGCGTCTCACCACTGCCGTTTGTTGCGGTCAGGATAACCCAATAGGTGGCAGCAGCAAGTGTCCCACCAGTGGTAGAACCTGTCAGCAAGGGCTTGGCCGGTCTCCAGAGTTTTGCCGCACCGTTGATCAGCCAGTTCTCTTCCTGGAGCTTCAGGGCGTATATAAGGTTCGCCTTCATGCGAGCCAGCAGGTCACCTTCTAGCGCACGAGAGCGCCATTGGGCCTGGAAGGTCACGCTGTTGTATTCAGCAATGGTCTGATAGGTACTTTGGAACGGCTGAACATTGTAGACAGGCCCCTGGAGGGAGGTCGCACCATCGGATGTGCCACCCAGGTTTGTCTGCCCAAATGGGCCGGAGTTGGTGCCACCGTAGAAGAACATCGACAGCACAGACTTCCAATGTTCGATATCAGTTCCTTTTCCGACCATTCTGGGGGCAAGCGCCGCAAACGGGGCTTCCACTGGAAAGATGAACTTTGATGGAGTCTCCAGGACGTAAGGCTGGAAGCCGGTGGTTGTGGTTACTGCACGTTGGATGTCACCCTTAAGCTGGGCAACGGTTTCCCGGGTGAGCTTTGAAGCGAACTGGGGGACCTGAGAGCGCTGGAGGACTGTATCCTCATTCAGATTACGTTTCTCGTTTGGGTCGTAAATGAGGGTGCCCGGTGCAGGTAGAGGACGGTTGAGGACTGCATTCATTGCAGCGCTCGCCGCCATGATCTGCTCCGGCGTGTAAGACACATTTTCCACCCGTGCGTCAGGCGGATTCGTAGTAGTTGTCACGTGGGGTTATCTCCTATTGCCACCTTGAAGGTAGTCAACAAGGTTATCGATTTGTTGATTGCGGTTTAACTGGCCTGAACGCGCCATCTCAATGAGTTCTTGGGCTGGCGTTTTGGCCGAGGGTTGGTTTTGGAGGTCAGGTTGCAGTGCTCTCAGCGCAGCACTATTGACAATTGGCTGGGCTTGCTGGGGCTGTTCAGCTATCAGTTTGGTCAGATCTTTTACTTCTCTCAAAAGAGAATGTACTTCATCCAATCCATTCAGTTTCTGTTCTAACCCTTCAAGTCGCCTGGTGATGTCTGGTGTCTGTTGACTCTGAGTTGTCACCTGTGGAACCTGGGCAAAGCGTGAAGCAATGCCATTTAAGCGTAAAATCAGAGGATTAGTCTGACGGGAAATTTCTTCTTGTACAATGCGGGCGATGGTCTCTCGCAGGACCCTGGACTGCCCATCGCCGCTGCCATCACCTGCGGCCCCACCGTCACCATCAGTATCCAGGCTGGGCACAATATCTACGTCCCCATCCATATCGGGGTCAAGGCACTTGGCGGCGGCTAGGCACTCATCGCACCCGCAGGTCTGGTGCATGTGATCACGAACGGACTGCAACATGCTGTCCCGAGTGGCGTGTAGCTTGGCTTTGGTATCGCTGGACACACGTGCGCCTGCCCGGGTCTCTTCTGGCTGGGTATTGCGAACGGCAGCCGGTGGCAACTCTTCAGGTTCATCCTCGTCGTCGAGAACGTCCTGGTTGATCAGGCCGTCTACACGGACGATCTTAATATCCGCCCCAGGCGTGGCAGGATTGTCTACTAGTGACAACTCGACGAGATCATATCTTTCCAGGAAGGGAACTTCCTCGCCATTGATGACCTTCTTCGTCCACTTGCCGTTCTTAGCACCTACGGAAAGACCGTTGAGTGTCCCATCAAGCACTTTTTGCCAGGTATCTTCAGCGCCTTTGGAAACACGCAAGATGACATCAATGGCCTTCTCATCAGGAACGGATGTAACGGTCAACGCACGTCCCACAGCCTTGGTGGGATCATGCATCTCCCGTACATTCTTCCGCCAGCGATTGAAGGCGTCAACGCTGCCATCGAAGCCAAAGACGGTACCATAGCCGTCTTTCACTTCCGCTGTAGCGCGGGCTATAACCTCGCGCTTCTCACGATCCACTCGCAAGATGGGCAGGTAAAATTCGGTCTCTGCGGGCATGGTACGCAAGATATCAGGTGTATCCATACGATCTTTCCCATCTCCCTCTTCCCACGTCTGGGGAAGAGGCCACCCGTTCGCTTTGGCTTTGCCGATGACACAGGCTTTGATGGACGTTTGATCGCCCTTGGCTTCACCCAGGCGCTGCGCGGCGTGTATTACATCCTCGGCGTCCTTTATGGGGAATGACTTATCAGGCCCACAGAAAACGCTCTCGTCCATCTTGTCGCGTTCAGCCTGTGGATATTTGTTACGAAAGACATCGCCCTCAAGGATTGCGATTTCTTCAGGGGTTAGGGTGCTAGGCATAGACTTGGGTCCTCATGGAGTTAAAAAACTGCTTGACTGCTTCGGGGGTCTGGCATTGTTGTAAGCCAAGATGCCCCATGGCAAGCGTCATGCTGGGGAT